AACCTCCCGTTCCATCTCTACGTCCATGTCAACAACGCCGCGCTCGGGCCGACGATGCCAGACGGCACGACGCGAGCCATCTGGCACGCCGTGTACTGCCGGCCGGGGCAGATCGTCATGGCACACGTCCTGCTCGAGACTGGCGCGGAGTGGTGCGGCGTCCCGCTGCACATGATCGGGTCAGAACCGGATGCGTTCCGCGTCAAGCCGCTGGCGAATCCCGATGCTCCCGGCGACCTCCAGCCCTGGGGCGCGATGGGCGATCACATTGAGGCCGTCCACCTCGAGTACCTCGAGGGGATGATGGCGATGGGCAGCGGCAAGGGACCGGGCTTCTGCGGAACGCACACGGGCATCGTCATCGACTGGGCGGACGGGTTCTCGCGCTACCCGCAGGAACACAAGCCGCTCAACCTCATCGAGCGCAGCGACGGGAAGTACCTGCTGTATCCCAACAACTACATCCGCCTGCTGGACAAGCACTTCACCTCGTTCAAGAAGTCCGACGAGATGCAGCACTACCGCCGCGGCGAGCGCGTCTACTGGGAAGTTTAGGTTCCACTTCTGCGATATCCGAGCCGCCAAAGCAGGCGCGAGATGTCGCGGGCCGTTGAGTCCACGGCCTGCTCGTCAAGCTCCGGGCGCGAGCAGTGCAGCGCCTCATGGATCACGGTGTCGAGCGTGTCCTGTTCCCCCTGCCAGGTGCCGATGCGAATGAGCCGACCCTCGGCGTTGCCGGGATCGACCATGCTGCCGTAGTCCTTCAGGTTTCCCGAGAACCGCAGCGTCCAGTACTTCCCGCCGAGCAGGACGCGCATGGGATCACTTGAACCCGCGCTTCATCGCCTTCCACGCGGACGCGCTGACCGTGGACTTCGACTTCGGGCGGCTGGTGCCGGCCCTGCGGCGGGCGTTGATGTTCGCGTAGAGGCCGCGTGCCTTCTTCTTCGCCATGTTCACTTCCTCGAGGTCTTGCCGCTGCACTTCCACTTCGCACGGGAGAGCCGCAGCGGGCTGTTTGGGTTTCGTGCCGCGGCGGGGTGCGCCTTCATCTGCGCGAAGCTGCGGGCGCAGTAGGCGTCTCCCTTCGCGGTCCCGGGCTTGATGCGGTCGCCGCCGCCCTTTGCCTTGCCGGCCTGACCGTAGGACACGGTGTTCTGCCTCCCGGTCTTGGGGTTGCGGACCACCTTCACGAATCGCTTGCCCTTGGCTGGTGTCGGCATGATCTGTCCTTCTGAAACGGCCAGTTAGTCGGCCATGATGAACTGCGGGACGAGGCCGTAGCGTGTACGGCCCTCCGCGCTGCGCTTCTCAAGATACAGGCGCATCCACACGCCGCCGCCGGAATCGCTCGGCGGGAAGCCCTTCATCACTTCCCAGCCCGAATGCCCGTCCCCGAAGGCGTCTTTGTAACTGCCCGTGCAAATGTGCCACTGGCGGTCCTGCACGACCCTAGCTCCGCCTCGGTCGCCGACGAGCCGCTCGCGCATGATCGGCAGAATCCATCGCTTGTGGATGTGGCCCGTGCAGATGATGTCTGCGTCAGGCATGACGGCTGCGTTGCGCCGCACGTTGAGCGTTCCGTGCGACATCAGCGCGGCACCGCCTGCGCCGTGGAAATACTTCAGGGACAGGCCGTACCGCTCGTTGTTGATCTGCACCTGGAACCGCACCCAGCCGCCGTAGCCGCCGGCGTGAACCTTGTGTCCAGACAGCATGGACATTCGTTCGCAGAGCCGCTCTGTGTAGTCCGTGTCGCAGTTCTTGAGGACGCTGTCCTCATGGTTGCCCCTGCCGATGACCACGAAGTTCCGTGCGTAGGGGCCGTAGAAGTCGGCGGCGTGGCGGATCACGCTGTCGAGGTAGTCGGGAGCATCCATGTGTTCCTCCCGGATGCCGCGGCGAGCGCGCCGTGGATCGTGCCTTCCCTCCATCAGACAGCCGTTGTCTCCCATGTCCAGGATGCCGGCCTTGCGCTGGACCGCCTCCTCGAGGTGCTTGCGCTCGAGGTCGTGGTTCGTGTGCGGGTTGTCGTGGTGTCGGTCGCTCGTCAGCAGGAACATCCATTCCTGCGTTCGGCTCGCTGCGTCGAGCGTGACCGTGTGGATGTTGCGGCTCTCGGCGGTGACCGTGAAGGGCAGCGGCGCGTTCCCCCCGCGTTGCGGGATGAGCTTGGGCGCGGCTGGTTTGGCCGAGGATGCCATCCTGCCCTAGCGTAACCCGTTCCCCGCTGCAAATCGTTATTTCTGAAATCTTGGCGGAATCCCTCAAGATTGTGTCTTGACATGGCGATATACACCCCTGTAACCTGTTGACATAGGTTCCGGCGCGTTGCCTGAACCGTGCAACCGAATGAGAGGATTCCAATGCACATCCGCATCACGTTGAACGCAGCACTCGCAGACGAGACGATCCGCAACCGACCTGGCGACCTGTTCCTGAAGTGCGCTCGCCAGATCAACACGCCGACCGCGCACCGCGTGGTCCGCGCCCATGAGCGCATGGCCGTCGTTGACATCGACAACGTGCAAGAGCTGTACGACGCCGCCGATGAACTCGGCGAAGCCGAGGATGCCTTCCTCGCGCAGCACGGCAACACGGAGGTGCGGCTGTGAATCCCGTAGGAAAGCGCAGCACCGCGAGCGTCGTTCGCCGCATCTGCACGATGGTCGCACTCCTGAACCGTGAGCCGACTAGCCGAGCGGAACTCGCCCGCCGCTGGGGTGTCAGCCGCCGCCAGGTCAGCCATATCGTGGACCGTGCGGATTCGTGGTTCGGGGTGCGCCTCGAGCATCGCCGCGGCGAGGGCTACGTCCTCCGGGACTGCGGCATCCTCGACCTCCGCAAGATCGGGGGTAGCCGATGAACCTGTTCGATGAGGCAGAGGCCCGCCGCCGCCGCGATGCCGGGATGTGGCTCGCCGCCGAGAACAAGCAGGAGCTGCTGGCAACGGCTCGCGGGTTCGCCGCGTTCGTGGCGAAGCAGCAGGGAACCGTCAACGCCGACGAGGTCGCGCTGATGATGGCCGAGAACGGCCTTGACTACACCGACCTTGGCAACGCCGCCGGCAGCGTGTTTGACGGCAAGTTTGAGTGGACCGGGGCGGTCGTGCAGAGCCGCCGGCCCAGCACCCACGGACGGCTCATCCGCGTGTGGCGGTGGAAGGGGGAGGCGCGATGATCCGCAAGGAACACAACATCGACGTCATGTGCGATTGGCTTCCACGCGAACATCCCATGTGGGAATACCTGTCGGAGAACGGCGTGACCGCGACGGTGGATGCGGAGTGGGTCGAGGACGAGGTCGAGGACTACGTCGGCGGGAATCGCTGGCACACGACGAAGTTCATGCGGGTGCGCGAGTGGTCGGTGACCGAGATCAAGCTCGACGGCGTTGCCATCAAGGACGGCGCCGTGCCTGCGGGCTTCCCCATGCAGGAGGTGATCGCGCTCCTGGACTCATATCACGTTCGTGACGAACTTGAGCGGCAGGGGCCTGGAGGGCAGCAATGAGACACCTCTCAAGCCAACTCATTGTCGGTGATTGCCGCAGGGTGTTGTCCACGCTTCCGAACGCCAGCGTCGATTGCTGCGTCACTTCGCCGCCGTACTTCGGCTTGCGCGACTACGGCCACGAAGGGCAGATCGGGCTGGAGCAAACCCCGGACGAGTATGTGCAGCAGATGGTCGCCGTGTTCCGCGAGGTTCGGCGCGTGCTGCGCGATGATGGGACGCTGTGGCTGAATTTGGGCGACACCTATGCCGCAAACCGCACATATCAGGTACGGCAGTCCGTACAGGGCGAGTACTGCACGAATGACGAGCGGTACGGCGGCAGGGGCAGCAAGGTTCCTGAAGGGCTGAAGTCCAAGGACTTGATCGGCATTCCGTGGCGGGTGGCATTTGCCCTGCAAGCAGACGGGTGGTACTTGCGGCAAGACATCATTTGGCACAAGCCAAACCCGATGCCGGAGAGCGTTACCGACCGCTGCACGAAGGCGCACGAATACATCTTCCTGCTGTCAAAGTCGGAGCGATATCACTACGACGCCAAGGCAATCGCGGAACCAGCGATTTGTGCAGGAACGGTAGTCAAGGCAAGCAATCCAGATACGGCAAAAAACAATGCCAAAGGAAAGTATGGCGCCACGGCTGCTGGATTTTCTCAGCATGACACCATTGTTGGTGAATCAAGAAATCGCAGATCGGTGTGGACGGTAAACACGAAGCCATGCAAAGAAGCGCACTTCGCCACATACCCGACAGACCTGATTGTTCCGTGCATTCTTGCAGGGAGCAAGCCGGATGGCGTGGTGCTTGACCCGTTCAACGGGGCAGGAACGACCGGGCTTGTCTCGCTGTCGAACGGCAGGCGATACGTCGGGATCGAACTCAATCCTGAGTATGCGGAAATCTCCATGCGTCGGTTTGGATTGATGGGAACGCTGGTCAATTTGCGCAATCACGAAGAATGCCAGCGAGAAGTGGAAATCTGATGCGTGACCTAGACGATGTCGGCACCCTCGCCCTGTCGCTCACCCGCAACGAGGTCGCATACCTCGTCACCCCGGACGGCCGGCGCATCGCCACCATCCTGCCAAACGAGCGAAACGTCGGAAAGACCAACATCATCCTTCGCGTGGACCGGGCGTACCGGATACTGCGCGAACGGACCAACAAGGAGACACGATGACCGAACAAGAGCAGAAGCCGACCCGCATCCGCATCAGCGCGGAAACCGCCGCCGAGATCCGCAAGACCGTGGCCGAGGGTGCGCGGCAGGCCGACGTCGCCCGCGCACACGGGATCTCCCCCGCAGCCGTCTGCCGCATCGTGAACATGAGCCGGCACGCGCCGAAGGCGGACCAGCCGTGAGCGAGTGGATGTTCTTCCTCATCGGGTCCGTCAGCACCGCGCTGGTGATGTTCGCCATCGAGGAGTACCTCATCTGGCGCGAGAGGAGCAAGCCGTGAATCCAGAACTCATGGAGCGCATCAAGATCCTGCGGCGCGAGATCGCCGAGGAGAAGCTCGGCGCGAACAGCGCGGCGGCGCGCCTGCTGCGCGAGAAGGAGTCGCTGAACTGGGCGCTGGCGTGCGATGCCGTAGAGGAAATCCTTTCTTACGCCCGCAAGTTGCGGGAGATCGAGGTGGGCTATGTCAACTGACAATGACTTCGTGGCCCGACTCCGCATCCGCTGGGACGCGATGGGCGACATGGCAAACGACGAGCGGGCAGCCGCCGCCGACGAGATCGAACGGCTGCGAAACACACGCGATGCGCTGGAGGCAGAGCGTGACGAACTCATCAGAATTGCTAACAAGTTGACCCGCGAGCGCGACGAGGCGAGGCAAAGGGTGTGCAGCATCGCGTACCAGGAACAGCACATTCAGAAACTGGCAAAGACGATCAACACGCTCCTCATTGAGCGCGACGAGGCGAGGCGTTATGCGTGCGACAATAACCCGTTTCGTTTAACGAAGTGGCAACTCGCCAAGATCAAAGGCTGGGACTGCTTTGATTTGGAGAATGGCAATGCCTGAAAATCGAATGGCGATGACATGGAAGGACGGGAAGTGGACGCCCGTCCCAGTTGAGCAGTTGAAGGCATGCCGTCCGGGCAAGCCGGAGGACTGCCCGCGCTGCAACGCACTCACATACTTGGACTTGACGAGGCGCCATGAAGCGCCGAAAGGATCGCGGAAGGCATGACTGACCCAGGCGACGAACACCAGCAGAACGACATCGTGGACCGCCTCCGGCGGATGTCCAACGGGCTGACCCCGCGCAGCGAATCCGACGTCATGCTCGAGGCCGCCGCCGAGATCCTGCGCCTCCGCATCGAGGTGCAGCTCTGCCGGCGAATCCTCCCGAAGCACATCGAGCGCGTGATCTATGAAGGGGAAGGCTGACAATGCGCGGCCGAGGGGAGTGGGACGAGGACGTGGTGGACCGCACGAAGGCAAGCGGGACAACGGACCCGCTCGCCCTGGAGCTGATGCAGGAGGTCGTGTACCTGCGAAACGAGGTTGCGAAACTCATGCGCGTGGTGAACACGCAGAAGATCAAGAATCTTGAACAAGCCAACCACAAGCTCCGCCGCGATTGAGTTCACGATCCCGGGCGCGGCCGCCCCGCAGGGATCGAAACGCGCCATCCGCCTGCGGACGGGGCGCACCGTCCTGGTCGAGTCCTCGGCACGGGTCAAGCCGTTCAGGGCCGTGGCCGCCGTATGTGCCTCGCAGGCATGGAACAGGCCACCGACCGACGAAGTGGTTGGTTTGGAGGTGACGTTTCGGTTTGTCCGCCCGAAGTCGCACTTCACCTCGAAGGGCGCACTCCGTTCTGGTGCGCCGTTGATACCTACCCGTATCGACCTTGACAAGCTTGCCCGGGCGCTTGGCGACGCTCTGACGGGGGTGATCTACTTGGATGATTCGCAGATCGGAGCTATGTGGTTGTGCAAGGAATGGGGCGACCGCGACGAAACCGTCGTTTCCGTGGTGGTTTGACGGGGCAAGAAATCCTGACCGGGGTCTTGACAGCAATGCTGCGTTCCCGTATAGTTCTGTCAACGGACGGCGCGTTGCCATCCGCACACTTACGAGAGGATTCACGACATGACTGCACTTGCACGATTGGATGACGAGAAGCGCGACCTTCTCGCACGCACGCTCTGCGCCGGCGCGAGCCGCGACGAACTCGACCTGTTCTTCAACGTGTGCGACCGTACCGGGCTGGACCCCTTCGCCCGCCAGATTTACGCCGTGAAGCGGTGGGATTCCCGCGCCGGCCGCGAGGTGATGCAGACGCAGGTCAGCATCGACGGGTTCCGCCTGGTCGCCCAGCGCAGCGGCGAGTACGCGGGGCAGACCGCGGTCGCCTACTGCGGCACGGACGGGCAATGGGTTGACGTGTGGCTCCACGACGAGCCGCCTGCCGCCGCCCGCGTCGGGGTCTACCGCAAGGGATTCGTGGAGGCGGTCACCGCCGTCGCCCTGTTCCGCGAGTACGCGCAGCGCAAGAAGGACGGCAGCCTGTCGGGCATGTGGCCGAAGATGCCCTGCGTCATGTTGGCAAAGGTGGCAGAAGCCCTCGCGCTGCGCCGCGCCTTCCCCGCCGAGCTGTCCGGCCTGTACACCCCCGAGGAGATGGGGCAGCAGGAGAACCCCCCCGCCGCCCCCGCCCCCGGCCCGCAGGTCGTTGCGGTGTTGCCAGCCCCTACGATGCCCCAGGACGCGCCGGCGGCGCAGGACGCCCCCAAGCCCGTCCGCAAGGCCAAGGCGGCTCCCAAGGCATCCACGCCCACGCAGGAGGCCAAGGCGACCGACGCCTACCCCGAGGAGTACGAGGGCGCCTTCACCATCATGCGCGTGGCCGACCGTGGTAACGCCGTTGCCATTCAGGCCACGGGCGAGCACGGAATCCTTTGGATCAAGACCACCGTTGCCGAGTATGCGGGGGTATGCAACGACTCGGTCGGCAGCATCCTCACGCTTGACCTTGCCCGTGTCAACGGCGTGATGGAGATCATGCGGGTCATCGGCGGGGCCGTCAAGGCCGACGCCGACGCCGCCATCCTCGACGGGGAGGTGGTCAAGTGAGCCTCTACGCGATCAAGTCCGAGATGGAGTCCATCCTCGACGCCATCCTCGAGGGCGGCGTTGACAGTCAGGAGGCGCAGGACGCGCTGAACGCCCACCTCGAAGGGCTGGACGCTGCGCTTGAGGACAAGGCCGACGACTACGCGGGCCTCGTCCGCAGCCTTGAGCTGCGCCGTGACGCACGCAAGGCCGAGGCCAAGCGCATCGCGCAGCTCGCCGAGGCCGACGATGCCTTGGCCGACCGCCTGAAGGAACGCCTCAAGGAGGCGATGGAGGCGACCGGGAAGGTCAAGATCGAGACGCCGCGGTTCAAACTCGCCGTCGCTGGCAACGGCGGCAAGCAGCCGCTCGAGGTCGCGGTTGAGCCGACCGCCCTCGCGCCGCAGTACCAGGCCGTGAAGGTCGAGGCGAACAAGGAGGCGATCCGCGCCGCGCTTGAGGCCGGGACCGCCGTCCCCGGGTGTACGCTGCTCCCTCGAGGCACCAGCCTCCGCATCCGCTGATCTTCAGGCCATCCTCTCCCCCCGGCCCCGTTCTCACGGACGGACCAGCCGGGGGTTTTTCTTTGCCTGAAACGACGAGGGGCGCGGCGAACGACGGACGAATCCGCAGCCGGCCGCGCCCCGTGAGAGGAGCAGGATCGGTCAGAACTTGAACTTGTGGCCGTGCTTGCCCTTCAGGATCCAGCCGGCGGCGAAGCCTGCCGCCGCGACGAGAAGCGTGAACCACACCGTGCCGAGAGCGTCTGCGAGGATCATTCCTGCGCCTTTCTGCGCTTGCGCGCCTTGCGGAAGGCCGCGTCGAACTCGGGGTCCGAGCGCAACGCGGCGACGAGTTCCCTGTCCCCCTCGGGACGGGATTCGTCTAGGGTATCAAGGGCCAGTTCGGCCTGGGCAACCTTCCGCCTGGGCAGAAACCCGAGCGCGATGCGGACGGAGCTGAGTATTCCCGAGTTCCAAAGCACGAACGCCACGGCCACGACCGCGACCGCGATCCCCCACCATTGCAGCGTTGACAGCCACGCCGGCACCTTGTTCGTCACGTTCGGCAACTCGTCGTGGATGCCGGCCGCGAGGCCGTCGATGCGCTCCGCGCCCGCCACGACCACGGGATCACCGATGGCCTGGCCGTGTTCCTCGAGCGCCTGCGCCTCCGTGCGGATGGCGTTCGCATGGTTCGAGATGCGCTGCACCGGGTTGCACCCGACGAGCGCGATGACGGCGAGCCATCGCAGCATCAGAAGAACACCCGGTACGGCACGGTCGGCAACGGCGAGAACGTCGGCAGCAGATCCTCCTGCGCCTTCGTCAATGCGAACGACACGCGGAGATTTGCGTGGTATTCGGGATGCGCCTGATGAATGACATTTCCATGCTCGTCAAGGACTGCCGGAATGCCGCCGATCCTGTCCAAGAACGCCCCATCGACGGCCACGAGCGCCATCTCGCCGTCACCCAAATCACGCTCGACGAGAATCCCTGCCGCTTCCAGCGCATCGTCCATCTGCGCTTCGGTGTTGGTTCGTAGGAGGTAGTCCATGTCAGCTCGCTGTCAGGGCGTTGAGTTGGTCTTGCGTGAACTGCGTCGGCCAGAACTTCACGACATCGAACGTCACGCTGTTGCTGTATGCGCCTGAATTGTCGTAATTCAGTCGAATCTCATCAGGCACGCGCATGACGAGCGCGGAGTTGGCCGCGATTGTCGATGCAGTCGCGCCGTTGACCGACATCGGGTTCGTCGTTGTTGCCGGACTGTGGGCCACACGGCTGCGTGCGCCAACGGTCAACCCAGTCTGATTCGATGTTCCGAATGTCCCGGATGATGCGCTGCCGGAAGCGTATTGCGTGTATCCGGCGGAATTGTGGGAGAACGACAATGCGGCGACTCCTGCGCTGGTCACCCAGAACTGCAAATGCTGCGGGAATCCAGATGTCCCAAGACGCGAGATGTACGCCTTGCAAAGAACCGACACGGCAGGCGGATTCGCGTTCCATCCGATTGCCGGTGCGCTGATCGCACATCGGCATTCCTCGACCACGCGAGTCGCGGTGCTGGTCGTTGTTTGGATGTACGAACTCGGCTGCGATCCGTTCTCGACCTGGGCGCCCCACACCTCAATGACATCCGACGCACTAACGATTCGGATGCCAACACCCGTGTTTCCGGTACTTGTTCCCGTCACGGAAACACGTGACCACGTGGACGAAATCGTCACCGTTGTCCATGTCGGCGTAGCGTCGTTCGTGTTGCGAGACAACTGGATGTTTCCGCTCCCGCTCACGCGACGAATCCATACGGAGAACGTCCTCGTTGCGGCAGTGATGGCAAGATTGTTCGTTACGGTCGCGCTCCCGGCGGCCGCGGTGATCCGAAGTGCATTTGCGGTTCCATCTGGACTCGTTCGCGGCGTTGCATCCCGCGTGATGTTCGAGTCCGACCAATTGTTCGACCCACCGCTCGTCGCAAACGTCTCTGAACCGCACACCAGGTTGGTCGATGCGCCCTCCAGCAACAGGCCGCGCAACGCACCCGTGGACGGATCATGGTCGAACCGCGCCTTTGTCGGGTCATTCGTCGCGGCAGCGGCAACAGTCTTGACAAGTCCATCGGAACCGATGTACGTGGCAACGCTGTTGCGGGTGAACGTGAACCTCGAATCGAGCATCCCGCCCATCGCAGTGAAGTCCAGCGTCAGCGTGGAGCCGTCGCCCAGACTGATGAGGCTCATCAGCTGGCCTTCCGTCGAACGACGCATCGGGCGTCGGAACCTGCCTACGTCGTACCGCATCGCGGCCTCCGATCAGAGGAATGCGTAGAACGCGCCCATCGTCCCGGTCGAGGACTTGAACTGGAACGTCACGTACTGCACGCCGATGGTGTCGATCACCACGCCGGCGGGCGGCGTGCCGGCAGCAGCGGCCGTGCCGGGGCTATAGACGTTCACCGTAGGAACGCCCGTGCCGACCGTGATCGCATGGAAGAAGTACTGCGTCGTGCCATTCACCGACAGGCTCGGGATGCTGCCGGCGGTGGCGTTGTACGCGCACGCCAGGTCGGCCAGCAGCGTCGGGACGTAGATCGGGGTGCCGCTCGTCTGCACGTAGGTCGTCCAGCCGATCACGCGCACGCTCGGAGTGGTCGCGTTGTTCGCGCTGTGGAACGGGACCAGGCGCAGGAGGCTCGGCTTGTCGCCGAGGTTCGTCGGGACGAGGAAGGTCTGCCCCGTCGTGGACGGGATCGTGGCGGTCGGGACGGCATTGTCGTACGTCCCGCTCGAGGCGGTGATGAGTCCGCTCGTCCGGTATTCAGGCTTGTCGGTGGCGATGACGATGTCGGTGGGCATGGCGGTTTCCTTATGCGAAGTGCTTGACGAGGTAGTTGGCGGCAAGGCTCATGCCGGCCCCGATGGCCGCGCTCCAGCCGAGCATGTAGCCGCGTGAATGCTCGAGGGAACGGATGCGTGCGTCGTGCGCCTTCAGCTCGTCGTTCTGGCGCGACTGCTGGGCGAGGATCGAATCGACCTTCCCCTCAAGGCGGCCGATGGCGAGGAACAGTTCGTCGTGGTGGGGAGAGGTCATGGGACCAAGTTCATCCACTTGATGTCGATGCTGACGATCTGGGTTGATCCCAGCCTGTTGTACACGCGGATGGCACGCGCAGCAGCGGTGCCTCCGCCGACCTGAACCCCGAGTTTCCCGTCCGTGGTCGCGCTGAGAGAGCAGGCCACGCCGCTCCCAAGCGTCGTGAGTTCGACGGCCGATCCGGCGAGAACGGTGACGGTTTGGTGCGCCGCCGCTCCAGACACATTGCTGGACTGCGCAAGGAACATCGCGAAACTGTTGACGTTCGGCGTGGAGGACGTGCCGGAATACAGCGTGATGAGGCACGCGATGTTTCTGCCCGGAGAATTAGATCCGCCATTCCCAAAGATGTCGAAGAACCCATCGTCGGAGATTGTCACGCTCCCGAAAGTCATGTTGTTGATCGCGGCAACCGGAGCTGCATCCGTCGCGCTTGCTCCGATCATCTTCGGAGGAACCGTGTTGTTCGCCGTGAACAGGAATTCGGTCGTGACGCTCGGCGGTGCATCGTTGATGAGGACGTTCGGCTCCTTCAGGGAAATCAGGTTGTCTCTGACAACCATGTTCTTGCACCCGGTCATGGTCATCATCGACGTGGCAGTAACCGTGCCGGCCTGGTCAAGGCCGACGATTGACATGTCTGAAACGGTGCCACCATCCACGGATGTGAATGCAAATGCAGGTGCATTCCACGTTCCGGCGCCTCCGTTTCCTCCGATGAACAGCCTTCCACCGATGAAACGCACCGAATCAGATGTCGCGGAATTCACGCGAACCATCGCGATGTCGTTGCCATACGGCAATTCCGCCTGCAACTTGTAGAAATACAGATGTGAGCAGTTGCTCGGTTGGATGTCGATTGCCGGAGTCGTGATCTTCGTCGTGAAGCTGTTCGTGGTTTCAAGCTGCAAGTCCTGGAAGGTCAAGGACTGGCACTGGGCTCCGGCAAGCCGCAGCGCCGAATATCCGCTGGCTCCGCCGCTCCATTCCAGGAACACGTTCTCAAATGTCGTGTACATGCACGAATACACGGGATCGACCGGCAGCGGGTCAGCGGTGTTCTCCATGCGCATTCCGCCGTAGCAATTCTGCACCATGACGTAATCCATCTTGCTGACGTTTGATCCGCTGATGAGCATGCCGTAGTTTTGGCAGTTGCTGACGCGGCAACGATGGATGAGCGAATAGTGCGCACGCCAAATGATCCCGTACCCGCCGGTGTTGTTCCCGTCGAACGTCAGGTTCTCCAACCGGACATGCGTGAACTGCGCGACGTTCACGATGGGATCGGTGCCTGAAATGCGCTTGATGCTCGTGTTTAGGTAATCGTCTCCGTACAGGACACGCGGGTTCGTCGCCGAGTACGACAGGCTGATTCCGCTCGTCATGTACGTCCCGGGCGGGAAATACACGGCCTTGTTCGTGGCGATGGCGGCGTTGATCGCCGCCGTGTCATCTGCCACGCCGTCGCCAACTGCCCCAAAGTCCTTCACGCTCACGACATCGCGGAGCTTGTCGAGCACCGTGCGCTGCGAGGCGCCCGAGCCGGCGGCGAGGAACGTGACCTGTTCAGAGGTTGGCTTGGTCATGGGCATGGGTTAGGCCAGTTCGTCGTTGTGTCCTGATGTCATGGCAGTGCCAGGAAGGTGCCGGAATCATCCGTGTAGAAGCGCAACTTGTTCGTGCCAGAGTCGTACAGGAACGTCCGATTGCGCTCGGTGTTGGTTGAGCCTGCGGAAAGCGCGTTCTGGATCATGGCCGGATCGAACGTGCGATCAAGCCATTGTTCTCCGCTGTTGTTTGTAAAGCCAGCCGGTCCGACGGCCTTGATGTCGGCCGTGCGGAAGTTCTTGACAAAGTTTAGTGTGTTGCCGACGATGGTGCGCGGAAGGTCGAAGGTGCCGGCGGAACCGGCCCCAGTGGTGGTTGCGACGAAATACGTCGCTCCATGCACGGAGTTGCCTGTAAATACGTAGTTGACCAGCGTGTTCACGGATGCCGTAACGTCAATCAGCAGCGCAGCCCTGGTGTTGAGCGTGGTTCCTGACGAGAACCCGGCCGTCGTGAACGGCTTTGCCGCGAACGTATTGCCGTACACGGACACGGCCCGCAGCAAGGAGCCAATCCCGAGGATTCCGCTGTTGCAGTTCTTGACGGAATTGCCGGAAATGGTCAGACCAATCAACTGCCCATTCGGATAATTCGCATCCGAGCCATCGGTATAGATGCGGAAAGCGGCATGTTGCGTCACGGAAGGCGCCGCCGATGTCGGGAAATCAATGCTGTTCCCGGTGATGGAGATGGCGCTCATCGGCTTGTAGTCGCCTGCGAACCATGGCCTGTTCGCAATGTATGACGAAATGCCGTCGGTGTTGACGTCGATGGCACCTCCGCCGGTTCCGCCGTTGGAGTAAATGGCGTTCCCGGACACCGTGACGTCGATGGCCGCCTCGTTGATGCTGATGCCGGTCGGGTAGTTGGTGACCTTGTTCCCGACTGCGGAGATCCCGCGACCGCGAATCTTGATTCCGCTGCTGTCTGCCAGCGCCGGATCGTTCATGCGGATGGCGTTGTTCGACACCACGGTGTCCATGTTGCCGACGTACACGCCCGTCTCGGTGGAGTCGGAAATGCAGTTGCCGCTGATTGTCCAGTTTCGGCCGATCTTCTTGACGGCCCCGAGCGACCAGCCCGAATACACCGGAGTCCATGTCGATGCGTCGGTTTCGGAGAAGTCATTGAAAGTGGCATCGCCGATGATTCCGGCATCGCACCATGAAAGCACGTTGTCGTTCACGACCGCGTTCGTCACCCCGGTCAGGTCGATGGCGTGGATCAGGGAGCGACCAACGACCGAATGACTGGCGGCGACCAGCGAGCAACCCCGGATTGAGGTGTTGTAGTTGCAGGTCGTGTTGTAGTACGCCGCTGCAACTCCGTCGTACACGGCTGGGTACTGGTAAAAGATCGCGGCCGAGTCGATGAGCGTGAACGTGCAGTCCCGGATGCTTGTCCGGTTGGAGTTCTTGACGAGGATCGCAAACCTGAAGTCCTGCGGGGACTGGCCTGAGCTTGAATGCCTCGTGTTCTCTCCAACGAACGTGAGGCCATCCACCTCAATGTCGGTGGAGGCAGCGGCCGAATTGCTGTCCGGGGTTCCGATGAGGAGGATCGGATAGGCATTCGCCAGCGTGCCGATGCTGGTGTCGAATCTGCGGAGGATCGCCGCGTCTGAACCTTGCAGACGGACGTTGCTGCCCGTCACCTTGATTCCCCATCTGTCGTTCGTTCCGACGTTTCTGGCGATGCGATACGTGCCGGACGGGAAAACCACGGTTCCGCCGTTTGCGGACACGGCGTCGATGGCTGCCTGGATGGCGACGGTATCGTTGGTCGTTCCGTCCCCGGTTGCCCCGAAATCCTTGACGCTGACTACGTCGCCGAACTTGCTCGCCGCGCTGCGGGCAACCGCGCCCGTTCCGGGCGGCGTGTAGGTCACGAGGTCCGCGCTCGTCGCGCCGATGTTGCTCGTCAGGAAGTTGACGAACTCGATGTTGTTGGTCCCGGCGACAGGAGCCTGCGAGAACGTCAGCGTCGTGCCGGCAATCGTGTACGTGCTGCGCTGCTGGTACACGCCGCCGATGTAGACCTGGGCGCTGTTGCCGAGCGCACCCGGGTCCGAGGCCAGCGTGAACGCCGTCTGCGAACCCGTGCCGCTGAACACCTGGCGCGTGATCGTCGTGGGCGCCCCGCTCGTTCCGGCCGTGATCGCCGTGGGAAGGCCGTTGGCGTCGAAGGCGAGGAACGAGTTCGCACGCGCATCCGCGGTCGGCAGCTCCATGTTCAGGCTGCCGTCCGTGATCGGGATCTTGATGGTCCGGTCGCCGATGTCGCTGATCTGCTGGATCTGGATGGTCGCCCTGTCAAGGCTGTCCGTGATGACCTCGGGGTAGAACCCGCCCTGGTTCGTCAGGTCCGTGGGCTGGAGGTTGGCGATGTCGGAGGTAATGACGAGCGTGAACCCGGCCGCAAGCGCGCCGGCAAGCAGCGTGATGCTGCCGCCCGGGTTCGAGTTCTGGTCGCCGTTCAAGGTGACGCTGTAGTCGGAGTTCAGAACAAGCGTGGACTCAACGCCCGTCGAGCTGTTGAGGCGGACAACGTCGAGATCGGCGGCCGCGAACACCTTGAACGTGAACGCGAACACGGTAGCCGTGCCGTTGCCGATGTACGGTCCTGCGATTCGCGTTGTGCTGGAAATCGTCATCTATAGCGTCTCCCTGCCCGTGGCGGGCATGATTCTACCGTTCGCGGATTTCGTTCATCGAATCATCGCTTGCTTTCGGGAGTCACGGTCCCCGTCAGGAGTCCGCGCACCAAATCGACTGGGCTTTCCGGTTCGATCTTCCCGCGTTCCACATCGACCAAGTATCCAATCGGACGGCCAGCCGCAGACACCGGGAGTCCCGTCGCAAGGCTTACGAGTGTCAACACATCGCGCACGTTCTTGCCCGTGATCTCCTTGTCGGGATCAACGGCGTTGACAATCGCCTTCCCGACGCCAACCGTGGATGCCTCAATCGCCGTGACCGCGGGGCTTGTGGTCATGCGGTCGTTGTACGGCTTGTTGTCGAACGCCGTGGTCACAAGCGTATATCCCGTGGTCCCGAACGGCACGAAGGCGGTTACGTATCGCACCTGGCTCCCGAAGAACCAATCCATCGCAATGTCGAGATAGCCATCCTCGTCATCGTCATCCCATCCGCCGCCGAGCGACCTGACGATGGCATCCGAAACGATGGCCGGAGCCATGATTCCGAGCATGTAGATGTAAAGCAGCTTCCCCTTGTTCCCGCGCCAACCCATGTCGCGCATGGTCTTGACGAACTCGGTCGCGTTGAGGTTGCCCATCGCGTTGAAGTAGCCGGAGAACTGCGTGAAGGTGCGGAAGAACGGCGTCCCGGCCTCAATCGTGGCAATGTCCTCCGGCTGCATGCTGCCCTGCGTGAGCCGAACCGCGGAATCGCCTGCTGCAATGGCCTCGCGTTCCGCCTTCTCTGGCTTCATCCCAGCAGACTGCTCCGCCAAGAACTGGTTGTATGCACCGAGCCAGGTAATGACATCGACGGGATTCTGGAAAGCCGTCTGAAGGAAGTAGGCGTGCTGCCTGCTCCATTCCTGCGCCTTCTGGTACTTCGACGGATTGAGCAGGATCTCGTTCATCCTGTCCTGCATGTCGAACGCCTGACTCCTCATCCGATCCTGCATGAACGGCGATAGCGCCGCAACCATGTCTGCCGTCTTGAGCGGACTTGACATGTACCGAATCAGTGCGTTCTTGAGGTAGGTCGGCTTTACCTTGAGTGCCGCCGGGAACAAACCAACCACCTGCTGCGCCGCGTTGCGGACGGAGGCGAACATGATCGACATGCCAGTTCGATTTCGCGCAGCAGTCCAGAATTGATCGACCGGGCGGAACAGTCCGGCCTCGGAGACGGACTGCTTCGCTGCGCGGTTCAACCAAGGCAGGATCAACCGCTGGATCACCTCGGGATCGACGCGGTTCATGGCATCGGAGAAACGGCGGTTCTTGACGATCTTCAGGACATCGGCGATTGCCGGCTGGATCATGGCGAACCGCAACGCCGCATCCGTGTGCGAGACGATCAGGCGAAGGTCAAGCGCAAGCGGACGGTTGTAGCCCTTGACACGGGCCTTCGTCATGCCCATCCCTGTGCTTGGCAGCGAGTACCGCCAATCGGCCTGGAGTTCCTCCATGCCTGCGCGCTGGGCCGCGTCTGCCACCATGAACTTGTCGGTCGCGGCCGGGACATAGCCACCGCGATACGTCCCGAACGGCGTCACCACCTGGTCAGCCTCGATCTCCTTGAAGTAATACCCCTCAAGGTCGTAATGAGCCTTCTGGAGAAGCGGCTTGATTTCCTCGTTCAAATCCCACACGGCTTGCAGGAAATCGAAGTCCTTCTTGGTCAGCATGTTCTGCTGGATCATGCGCGACACGAAGGCCCGCCACCGCGAATCGTCGAGGTTCCCGTTCTCGTCAATCTGTCCCCATCCACGACCGACCAGCAGCTTGCGGTAGTTGCTCTGGTTCCCGATGTGGAGCATTGCGCCGAGCAACTCCGCCTTGCCGATTCCGGCGTTTCCTGCACCGAACGTGTAGTTGATCTCTTCCGCAGCGATCTTGCCTTCTGGCATCTCGAGCTTGGCGACCAGCTCATACATCTTCTTGATCTGCTCGTTCCGGCGAACCTTGAAAGCGGTGGAGGCATCCTTGACGATGCGATACAGGAGCCTGGTGAACGACTTGTCATCACCCTTGCCATCCATCGCGTCGGACCACGATTCGATGCGGCGCGCCATCGCACGGACGCCCATCGCAAACCTCGCGGACTTGTCCTTGAACTGGATGGCCTGCCGCTCTCCGGGCAGTTCCTTTGGGATGCCGATTTCCTCGAGGCGTCCGACCAGCGAATCGACGGCGGCATCAAGTTCGACCTTTTCGTCCCCGACCTGAATCAGCCTGTCTCGCTTCGCCTTGACCCAAAGCGCCTCGACGGCTTCAGCCATCGTCCTGAAATCCTCGACCGTCATGTCGCGGTAGTCGCCAACGCCGGCGGCGATGACGATCTCCGACACGGACTCATAAATGGACGGGTTGTATTCCTTGAGTTGCTCGAGATATGCGGCTGCCGGCTTGTCCGAGCGGCCAATCCCTCGCTGCGCCAGGATGGCCCGTGCGGCCATGACGAGCGGCATCTCCCGCGTCTCTGCGATCTTGGCATCGGCTTTGAAGAACTTGCGGAACCCTGCCAGCGCCTTGTCAATGGCATCCCTTGCCTTGAGCGCCTCGGCGGCAAGTTGGTTCTGGAGGAGCTGCTGCTGCTTGGCCCGAATGGCAATTTCCGCCGGGTCACGTCCGCCGTACTTGTCCTGCCATTGCGCCAAGGCTCGCTCGGCCCGAGCCGTTGCCTCACCAAGGGCCGTAGAAGCCTCCAGGACGGCTTCTTCCTCCGAGACGCCTGCTGCCACCTGTTCGTTGTAGGTCCGCGTGTAGGCGGCTTTGCCGGCCGTTTGCGGGTCTTGCGGCCTTCCGGCAGCCGTGGACGCCTGCCTTGCGGCACGGGCTTCCGACGCCGTGTATTCCGCCGGCCGCAGTTCCCTGATGACCTTCTTGTCAACGATGTCCTGCGCCGCCTGGCGGGCCGCCTCGGTCAGCACCCGAATTGGCTGGACGGCCTTCCGCAGGAACTTGAGTTCTGTCGCCACCATGCGGGCGCGTGCCTCGTTGTGCAACGCTTCCTGCACCTGGATCTCGATGGCCTCCGGCGAGGTCATGATGCCGTACCGCTCCGTCATCACGCGGTCGGTTTCGTCGGCGATCATCTCTGCCATCGGCTTGGCAGCGATCAGTTCGCGCACCATGATGTCGCCATTGGCGTAGCCGAACATTTCGGCAACCATGTCCGGTGCCAGCCCGTCAGAACCAAGCATCCCGTATTTGCCGGTTCCGAGTTTTCTCCAGTTCGGCCGCATCGCATCCTCGACGGATTCCATCGTCGGGATGTCCGCTTCCTCCGGCGAAGGCCCTGCAAGTCGCTCAACGCGCTCCCGCAGTTCGTACATGTTCCTGACAAGGTCGATGTCAAGGCGATGCGTTCCGCCCGTCTCCGTTTCGGTGCCGTCTGCGTCAACGAGTTTCCCGCGGCGCAGGTACGACATGGCGCGGTAGACAGGCATGGCCTTGACCTGCTCCGTCACCTCGTCCCTGATCGCGCTTCGTGCCGCCTCGTTCTTCGCCTGGATCTTCTTCAGGATCGGGGCTTTCGCCCGCGACAGCCATTGCATGTCCTTCATGCTCTGGCGCGTCAATTCATCCACGGCATCCTGACGCGCCGCCGCTGCGTTGCTCTCATATTCCGCCCACGCCTCATCGGACATTCCCTCCGGGCGCCCGGTCAGCATGGGCTTCATGTCATCGACCGCCTCGCGATAGGCGATCTGCTCCTCGCTGGCGAGCATCCTGTCCATGACCTGGCGAACTTCCGGCGTCAGCACCAGCAGTTCCTCGCCGTACCGCTCGCGGTAGATCGCGGAGATGGTCTGCGGGACGGTCAGTTCCTCGCGGATCGTCTTGTAGACGCGGCGTATCCATGCGGAGAACTTGCGGAACAGGTCGCGCATCTCCACGCTCGGAGCCTTGCCCTCGAACAGGTAAATCTCCCAGTTGTAGGCAAACGACTCATGCAGCTTGCGGCGGCCCTCGAACGGCAATGCGTTCCATGTCGCAATGCGCTCATCCGGCGTCTCGCCGGCGATGCTTCCCCACCGCAGAAGGACATCGAACGAATCGCGGATGCGCTGCGGGGCATTCGGCTGCACGGCAATCTGCCCGTACATCTCGAAGAATGCGTGCGCCGCCTCATGCCCGAACGTCGTGAGGTCCGCGTTCTTCCCGAGCGTCAGGATGAACGTGACTGGATCGAATCCGCCGCGGGCTTGGCCAGCGGCAGCCTGCCGATACATCATCGGACTCGTCAGGTCAAACCGTTCTGACAGCGGGATGATCCGTCCAGAAGCGTCCTTCGTGATGGCATTGGCAAACTTGACTTGTTCCGGCTCAAACGGAATCCAGACCGTGTGCTGTTCCCCGCCGAACTTGCCGCCGGTGTCCTTGATGCCGTCGTACCCCAACCCACGCAAAACATCCGTTACCCAATCGGGAATGGATGTCCATGCCTGCGTTTTTCCTTCCGCAATATCAGATCGCAGCGTCGCCATCCATTCCTGCGGATTGCGAGTTTCTTTGTCCCAGAAGTCGCGGCCATACTGAGCTGCTGGCCTGCGGCTCCGATCAGCACGCCGCTGCAATGCCTCCACGACCGAGGCGGGAATTGCAGCCGTATCCAGCGGATTCGTGATGTTGAGGTATGCCTCGATGATGCCGGAGTTGACGGCGTGCGGCGAGTCGTAGACGAACCGTTCCGTCAGTCCCATGCCCTTCAGCACATCCATGAACTGCTGCTCTTCGTTGAACAACGAACCGCTATTCAGCCACAGTTCCTTTGCCGCCGTCAATGCGTTTCCGCGTGCCTCACGCAGCAGATATGCCACATGATCGCGGCTAGCAATGGTGTCCGTGTTGGCGACGATTGGCCCAGTTCCTTCATCCGGGTTTTGGTATCCGACCGTGAAAAGCCGCTCGGTTGCCGTGGCTCGCTGTTCCGGTGTCAGGTAGAGCCATGCCTGGTCAAGCGTGACGCGGCTCCGGCTCCCTTTCGGCTTGTACTTGATCCACTGCTCATAGCCGATGTCCTCAATGCTCGTGTCCTCCTTGCCTTGGGCATACCCTTCGGCGATAGGACGAGTATTCGTGAAGAACGGCATCGGCCCTGATGTGGCGCGCTTTTTCAGCAGTCGATTCCCTACACGGTCGATGCGTTGCGTTCCGTGGAACACGCGCATGATCTTGCCATCCGCATCGCGGACCTGGCTGGCAGGCATGCGCTTCCCGGCCGCCGCATCAGTGAGTTCCTGTGCGGTAGCGATGTCGCCAGCCTTGATGGCTTCCCGATGCTGCGCATCAATTTGTGACGGAACCGCCGCCTGCTCCATAATGCCGGGCGCGGCTGGTTTCGGAACGCGGTACATAGTCGCGCTGATAGCGAAGTCCTTGTTTCGTCCCTTGTTTTCAACGAAGCCAAGTCGCTTATACCACTCAACAAGTCTCCGCTTGTTCGCACCAAACTCGGCAGTTGGAGATACGTCGATGCGCTTCCCAACCTGATCTGCGTATTCAATCAATCGCTGCATCGCATTGGTTGCACGGCCTTCTGCCCGGATATTTTCAGGTACGCGAATGATTCCAGGTCGAATCGCGGTATCCGTTTCTGTTAGGCGCTGTTCAACGCCAAGATCCGTAAACGCCTGTTCCACATCCGCAAGCGTCATGCGTGCCGCCTGCCCAAGTGGCGCAACGCCAACCTCCGCGCCGACGATCTGCATCCGCTGCAATTTCCGCTCCTCGAACAGCGCCTTCGGCGTGGTGTTCATGTCCGCCGCAAGCACGACGTAGAAGTCGCGTGACATCTTCGCCCAGCCACGGGCCACGGCCGGATCGAAGTCCGGACGAGCAGCGCGGATCTCCGAACGGATGACGTCCTCGAGTTCCTGCGCTTCCTGGACGAACACCGTGTCAATGCGCTCCTTCTCCTGAAGCACGGATCGCGCCTCGCGCACCAGCGTCTCGCGCTCCGCCGCGAACTGCTGCGCCTCCAACGGACTCATCGCGTTCGGTGCCGGACGAACATGCGGCAGAATCGCCTGACCAAGATCGGTGCGCGCACCGCGTTCCGCGTACACCGCGGTCGGGATCGTCACGTCGCCCGTGCGACCGACGATCTCCTCGAGCTGTGCCTTGATGCCTGGGAACACGCTATCCGCATCGTCCAGCGTCAATCCCTGCTGCTGGAGGACCGTCCGCATCTCGCTGGCATCGACATACATCGTCTCGAACTTCGTGCCGTTGACGAGGTTCCCGATGTATGCCCGGTACTTGTCTCCATCACGCGGCGCGACCTTCGTTTCGGCGGCGTTCTTCGCAAGTGCATCGAAGAACTTGGCATTGCGTTCCGCCTCTGCTGCACGGCGCGATCCGGTGTGGAACTGCACGGCAGCGCCCGGAATCCCGAGCAGCGTCATCGCCATCGCTGTCTCAAGCGCCGTGTCAACAAGTTGTCCGCCGAACTTCCGAAGTTCGCCGGGATTGTCAAACATCGTCGGCTGGTCACGCACCGCCTTGGCAATCTCGAGCGAGGCACGGTTCACGATGTCCTGCGTGATCTCCGTACCAACCTCGCCTGCGCCTCCGATGAGGTAGGTCTTTCCGACAGTCCGGAATACCTGGGCGCGAGTGCGATCCTTGATGGCATCCTTGACGCCTTCGCGGATCACGTTCTTCAGGGCGAGGCTGTACGCCTTGCCAGCGACCGCCACGCCAGCCACCTCAAGCAAGCCGCTGATGGCGCCTCCGGCAAGGGCGGCTGCATTGGCGGCCTCGTGGTCAAGACCAGCGCCGCCTTCCTCTGTAGGCCGCCGAGCTTCGCCATACAGCAACGCCGTCTCAAGGCGACGGGATGACTCATAGGCGCCGGCAGCCAAGCCAGCGGGCAGTCCAATCGCCATGCCGGCCGCAGCTCCTCCCGCGGCCGTTACGGGCGCCAGAATGCCTCCAGTTGTCATCGTTCCGCCTGCCGCACCAATGGCACCGCCAGCCAATCCACTCGCCGCAATGGTCGCCAGTGCCGTTTCCAACACTTCTGGCGCTTGCGCCAAATTGAGCGTCACGACATTGGACGCACTCTCCCAGAACCCGGATTCCTTGCCGAGTTGCGCCATCTCGTCGTTGATCGACTGAATCGCTGCCCTTTGGTAGACCTCAAGATTCCCGCCGCTCTGGCGTTGCCGCTCATAGAGATCGGCCAATTCGTATGTCGCTACGCCGCGCTTGAATCCCTCGGCGATTCCTTGTGGGATTCCCTTGATCCTCTCCGGGATGCCGCGAACGACGCTGAACACGTCCTCGGTCGCCGCGAGATTGTCAAGGTCATCGTGCGCGATGTTGGCGAAGGTCTGGTCTTGCAGCTGGCGAGCGAGGATCGGGAACCTCCGCATGAGGTTCATCTGTTCGATGCGCTTCATCTTCGCGGCGTGCTGGACGCCGTCGAAATCGTTCAGCGCGATGTCGGGACCGACGCCCACCTCGTTGCCGAACCGGATCGCCTCCGCCGCCCTGTCTGGGTTCACATCGACGGCGCCCATCATCGTTGACATGAACGCGAGTTTCTTGTCCTCCGCCATCCGTCGCGCAAGCTGCGCGTCCTCGTCCGTGAAACCAGCGAACTTCGGTGCTGCCGGCATTGCAGGTTCCGGCATCACGCGACCGGGAACGAATCCCGTCGCCGCCGTTTCCTCAATGGCCGTTTCCATGCCCATGCGGCGTTCCGCATTGGCACGGCGAACGTCGGCCATGAAGTCTCCGCTGTCGCCGATGGTGTCCTGGTTGTCGATCACTTGCGCCTCTTGGACTCGTAGAACATGATGACGTCGCTGAACGACGGATTCGGGTTGCCGTTGGCCTCGAGGAACTCCGCGATCTCCGCCGCGTCCGCGGTCGTGATCTCCGTGCCGTCAGCGAGGCGGAACACCGTTTCCTGCATGCGGGCGCGCTGCTCCGGCTTGGCAGTCGCGTACAGGGCGCGTTCCGTGATGAAGCGCGATTCGGCCGGCATGAGGCGCTCGAACCCAAACATGCTCATCGGGCGGCGAGTGCGGATGTACGTCATGGCCGCCTCGCGGTAGATGTTCTTCTTCGCCGTCATGTCAAGCTGCTTGCCGTCCTGCTGGCGGATGTCGATCATCTCCTTGACGGTTGTCTGGAACCGCTCGTACTGATCCTTGTCGGAGATGATTGATCCGAGGTTGTTGTCGCGCAGCACCGTGTTCATGGAATCCGTGTCAATGGTCGCGGCAATGACCTTCCGCGGCTCACGAGCCGCCTTGACGTATTCCGCGTACTTGGCAGGCGAGATCGCGCCCATCTGCTGCTGCATCCACCCTGCGTCGAGGACACGCGACGGGTTCAGCGCGACCTCGTAATCGGCGCGGGCGTCGGCCTCGCCGAACTCCTGCGCCTGGAAGTGCGACAGGTGCGCCGGCGTCAGCATCGCCTTCTGCTTCGGCGACAGGTCGGCAAGGCGGTTCCCTGGAATGGCGAGATACTCGGCCACTGCATCGTAGTTGTTGCGGTACTCGACGTTGAGGAGCGCCTCCTCGGCGTCGTAGTCCGACTTGATCTTGTCCCTGACGAGGCGCCGCATCTTCGGATCCTCGATCATGTTCGCACGGTCCAGCGCACCGCGCAGATCATCCGGCGGGACGTCCGTGCCATCGCGTTCGGGGTACTGCTTCGGGTCGGCGGCGGCGTGCGCGTAGCCGTCGCGTCGGATGGAGTCAGCGAGCTGCTCGACGAGCGCGACCTGGCGGTTCGCCTCGAGGCTCTGGTTCATTGCCTTCAGCGCCTTCTCGCCGACGCGGCCATCGGCGAACCTGTCAATGAGCTGCTGCGCCTCCGCGTACTTGCCGTCAGCGAGCAGGGCATTCGTCATGCCGTCGAGCGCCGACTCGTAGACCTGCTGCTCGCCGAGCTTCCACTGCGCGCTGTCCTGCGCGATGCCCTCGAGCTTCATCGCCTCGCGCTGCTCGTTGACGGCGACGGCGAGGTTGACGTCCATCTCGGCCATCCCGAACTTCTTCCCCGTCATGGGGTTGACCTCGTCGGCCTGCCGCACGGAGTTGACGGCCATCTGCACGCGCACGTCGCGGCGGGCGACGGACTCGTTCTTCGCGTAGACCCGTGCCTCTTTCATGCGGTGCGCGTTCATCTGCGACTCGAACTGCGCGATGTTCCGGGCGGCGACCTGCTGGTACATCGCCTTGGACGTCTCGGTCGGCATCCGGTCGATCTGCGCCTGAAACGCCGAGCGCACGCCGTCAACGGCCGCCGCGTAGCCGTCCTCGGCATCCTTGCCCTGCGCGGCCATGTAGTTCTGGAAGATCGGGTTGGCGGCCTTCAGTCCCTCCACGTCGCCGCTCTTGGCGTTGGCGTTGTCAAGGTCATCCTGCATCGCGCTGCCTGCACGGAAGGCGACCTCGCCGGCCTGCATCATGGCTCGGCCCAGCGCGACCTGCTGCTGCGGGAACAGGTTCTCCATCGGCTGCACGCCGGGTGCCTGGAACTGCCCGATATCACCGCCCTGCGCGGGCGCGACCTGCGGGACGAACGATGTGGGTACGGTCGGCATGGATCAGAGCCTCTGCGTTGACACGCCTGCGAGCAGTTCCTCGATACGACGGTTGCGCGCCCACGTGCTGCCAATGTCGGCTGCGCTCCCCAACAGGCTCGTCCCGAGCTGAAGGCCGGGGTAGATCGTCCCTGCCGTCGCCTGTATGTTCCTGGCCGAGATGTCGGACATCATCGCCTGCGTCCCGAGGTTGAACGCCTGCAACTTGGCAGCCTCCTGTGCCCGGACGGTGGCAGCGTCCATTGACAGGACGTCGATCGCCTTGATGACGTCCATGCTGCCGATGATCTCGCCGGCGGTCCCTGCCCCGAGCGTGGCGCCGCGGGCTGCCAGGCCCGCCCGTGCGCTTGCCCGCTGCTGCCCTGCGCCCATCGTGTAGCGGCCGATCTGCTGCTGGCCAGCCCGACCGATCTGCGTGGCAGTAAAGGCGGCCCCGCGCTGGTTGATGCGGGACATCTCGGCGGCGAACCGCTGGTTCTGCGCCTGCATCTCGAGCTGGTTCTTCTGGTTGACGGCGCCGTAGTACGACCCGATGGCGCTGTTGACGGCCCCGAATATAGCCATGATGGGGCCAGCGACGAGAAGCCCCTCGGCGAGTCCGCTCGTCAGGCCGCCCGTCGCCGCGCCCTGCGCCTGGGCATACGACTGCCCCGGCTGCAACCCGGTCAGGTACGTCCCGCTGCTTCCATATGGAACCTGTACGACTGCCATGTCAGCCTCCCAGCACGACCTCAAGGGTCATGCCAACGACGGTAAGCGGAAGGGGATCCTCCTGCCGCATGTAGACCTGTCCGCTCGCCTTCCAGCTCGGCGTGAGATCGACGTCGAGTTCGTCGGTCTTGAGTCCGGGCGGCGTGCCATACGGCTCCGTGGTGCGCTGCTTGACTTCCACGAGGTTGTCCGCATCAGGCCCGATGAAGATGCCGCTTGACTTGAACACCCGGATCCACGCCTTGTTGACGTTCTTGAAACGGCCCTGCCCGTAGCCGTCCACGTTCATGGAAATCGGCATGGTCTGGAGGTCGCTCTCGTACGGAAGCCCGACGTGGACGAGGACGGAGGCGCGCTGAATGGTCACCTGGCCGCCCGTGACGGTCACCTGCGGCATCACGGCGCCGTCCGCGAGGATGCTGACGGTCTTGCCCTCGAGGTGCGACAGGCCGCTCACGGTGTCGCGGGCGAACGCCCAGACGGTCGTGGCGACGTTCCGCAACGCCGCCGGCAGGGTGACATCCACCCGGGCGGTCGCCACCGTCGTGCTGGTCGTGCCGATGATCCGAAGGCGGTACTTGTTGCCGGCCGAGTCCGTCATCACGATGGCGTCGTTGATGTCCGTGGGCGGCGTGGACGTGGACGGGAACTGGAAGATCGCGCTGCTGGCGGTGATCGTCAGCACCTCGCTCGGCCCCCAGGTCGTGCCGCCCGTCACCGTGACCGTCGTGGCCCCCGTGTTCGTGCCATCGAAGGTCAGGCCGCTGTCAACGTGGAAACAGTTCTTCAGTTCCGTGACCTGCCGGCTCGCCATGCGCTCGACGTACCGCTTGGTGACGCCGCCGATGGTGCGCTTCACGACCACGTACAGGCGGTCCTCGGCGCCCTCCGCGACGGCGGTGCATGACTCGAAGGTGCCGTCGGTGTCATGCCATGCCCATGACCCGACCTGCTGGTCCGGGACATAGGTCAGAGACAGCAGGTAGCCCGTGCTTGACACGAACCACAGCAAGGGCTGCGGCGACTTGCTGTAGCACATGTCCGAGATGTCGTAGTTGTCGAACAGGTGCGCGGCGCGCAACGACAGGTCGCCCGTGACGAACCCGCTCGCCTGCCAGGAGTACCCGAGTTCGCGCACGTGTCCGCCGCGTGCGGCGCAGTAGACCACCGTGTTGTTGACGATTGACGGCTGCACGTTGTTGGCGCCGATGTACGACTGCGGGCGCACCGAGATGGTGGTCGGCGTGATGACGTCGCTGTTGACGGGCGACACGCGCCATTCCGCCGAGCTGGTGAGCAGGAGGAGCTGCGTCAGCGGGACGATGTGGCGGATGGTGTTCGCCTCCCGTGCCGCGACCCGGAAGTTGATCCGGTCGGTGTCCTGCAACGGGATGTGGTACGACATGTCGCTCTCGGTCCCGGTTCGCGTCATCCACAACGTCTGCGGGGCGTTCGTCGTGCCGGCGAAGATGCGGCGCTGCTCGAAGTACGACACCGCGCCGGGGTAGTTGCCGCTGCTCGAGAACACCGTGTCAACGGTCGGTGGAGAGATCCCCATGTCCGGTGCGATGTTGTTGTCCACGAACGATGTTGTCTCGGTCTGGCCGATGTAGCCGTACAGCCCGCTCTGTCGCTTGTAGATGTTGTAGCGAACGGCGCCAGACACGGCCGACCAGGTGATCGTGTTGTACGCGCCGACCATCGCCAGATTGTTCGTCGCGCTGCCTGCACTTGATGGCGGCGTCTCGTCAACGCCGTTCGCCGGGATGGCGGTGATGACGTAGTAGTTCGTGAGATCCGACGTCTGCGTCATCGGCTGGACGAGGCCACCGCTTCCGTACACGCCGCCGGTCAGCGTCGGGGCCAGCGCGTTCTGCACGGACAGGACGGAGAACGTGTTTCCGCCAGCTCCGTGGAACTTGTCGATGATCCAGAACTTGTTGTTCAGCAGTTCGCCGCCCGTGGGTGGCGTAGTCCACGTGATTCCGCTGATGTAGATGGTGTCGCCTGCGGTGAATATGACGTCCTTGACGTCCGCGCTGACGGTGATGTGCCCGGTGCCGACGTTGATTCCGGTGATGTTCGCGCCGACGCTCTTGGTCGGCGTGACGGTCGGCGCACCAGGCGTGGCGATGTCCGCGCCGAACGTGATCGTCGTGAGCGTCCAACTCGTCGCACCGAGGCGCTTCAGCTCACGCGGCGCGTAGTTCGGGTGGACGAGCGTCAGGACATCCGCCGACTGCACGTAGTGGATGTCGAACAGGTCTGCCTCCGCATACGGGTTCGGGATCTCGTAGACCCCTGCCGGCAGCGCGTACCAGTACGTTGCATTCGGCGGCGCGTTGCCCGTCGTGTTGGCGATGCAGTAGTAGTTCACGCCGCCGCTGGAGACGAGGTTGCCAACTACGTAAGCCGTCGCGCCGTTGTACGCGGCGGGCGTTCCTGGCCCAAGCGTGGCCCCCTGCGTGTGGAACCGGATGTACCCGGCGCCAAGCTCGATGACCATCGTCTGCGTTGTGCTGTAGGTGAACGGCAGCAGCCGGACCTTCTTGGTCGAGTCCTTTACCTCGCGGACGAACGCAAGGCCAGCACGGTTCTCGAGCGGCCCCTGCGGCATCGGGATGAAGTTCCGCACCTTCGCAGCGCCCGTCTGGAACTTGGCATCGTCCACGCGGCCGAACATCTCCGGCGACATCTCGCCGCCTGCGAACGAACGGAACAGGTGCCGTACCGATGCCATCAGCGCCCCGAGATCCAGGAGGTGATGTGTTCGGGCTTGACGTTGCGCTGGTTGCTGTCGGAGGCGCGGGCCATCTGCACGTACCCGAGCGCAAGCTGCGTCTGCCGCTTGCCTTCCGTGGCACCCTCCGTCCCCTTGATGACCGGGCCGGCGAGCATCCCCGCGAGGTGGTGCGAGAGAGCGATGGCGAACAGCGGGTCGAACTTGGTAGGGTCGGTGACGAGCGCCTGATACCGCAGGAGCGCGTTCTCCTGGTTGGTGTAGATCACCTTGTTGCCAAGCGTGTCCGTCTCGATGACGTATTCCTGCGGGACATACGCACCGGCGCCCGACAGCGGCGGCGTTGTCCAGCCCCAGCCGTATCGGTCGGCGGGGTACGGGCGGATCGCGTAATCGTTCTCCGCCTCCGGCGGCAGGACGGCGGTCGCCGTCATCATGTCGCCGGGAACCGCGTAGGCGTAGCGCCACATGGTGTACGGCATCGTCACCTGCGCCAGCGAGACGCGGCGCGAGGCGAACGACCAGTTGTGCATCTGGAGGAGCGTGTCCCGTGCGATTGGATAGAACCGGGCGCAATGCTCTGCCTGCGCTGACCCCTCCGGCGGGTCGATGCTGGCGATGGTCGCATCGTCGCCGAGGTGCGCGAGTGCAAGGTTGCAGATTTCAACGACGCTTGGCACGGGAGCCTCCTATCGGGGAAGGAGGGGAGCCGGGGTTTCCCGCCGACTCCCCTCCTTTGCGTCACATCATGCAGAGATCACTCCGCGGCGACGGCGTCGGGCTTGGGCTTCCGTCCGCGCAGCTTGGGGGCGGGCGCATCCGACGAATCGGCGGCGCGCTCCGGCTGCTTGGCATCCTCGAGGTACTCGAGGTGCTTGTTGTACGGACCATCGTAGTTGAACGTGTCCCCGGGCTGCCGGAGGCCGTTGTCCACGAAGCAGAGAACCTTTGCCTTGACCTTCGCCATGAGATCCTCCTATCAGGCCACCGTGAAGCCGGAGGCGTAAGCCGTGCGGCCGTCCTGGATGTCCATGACGACGTCCGCGCTGATGACGCCGGCGGTGTGGGTGCCGGTGGTCACGACCTGCGCGCCGAGGTACCGCAGGCCAGCAGCGGCGATCTGCTGCGGGCTGATGCGGACCACGACCTGCCTGCCGGCAGCGAGGTTCGCGGTGGTGATGACGCCGACCTCGCCGACCACGATGTTGCCGGAGGCAAGCGTGGAGGACGAGGAGGCGACCACCTGGAAGGTGGCGTTCGTGCCGCCCGCGAGGGCGGTCGTTACGGTGAACATCACGTAGAGGTCGCGGCCCTCGCCGATGTCGCGGTTCTGGGTGCCCTGCGCGACGGTGTAGAGCGAGCCGCTGGCCGTGGCCGAATAGGCGGTGTTGCTCTGGAGGTCAACGACGTCCGGGGTGCCGCTGGTCCCGGTGATGTAGGTGGCGGCCGACGTGATTGCCCCGGTGTTGCCGAGACGGAGGTTCTGGTCGAGAATCATTGTGCTGTTTCCTTTCTGCCTTCACCTATCAGGTGAGGCGGGCTTCTGCGTTGATAAGGGCGTCCACGCGACGGCAGGGGACTCCGAGGAACGACAGCCAGCTGTACGGCGTGCCGAACTGCGAAAGACCCTGCTGCACGGACAGGACGTTCTGGGCGCGGTCCATCGCCTGGATGGACAGGCCGCCGTGGACGGTGCGGTTCATGTAGAACGCCGCACGGCCCATGCCCATGTTCGGGATTCGGTACAGGGCGCGGGTCATCAGCTTGATGAGCTGCGTGGCCGCGTTCGACGCCTGCGTGCCGCTCGCGTTCGCCATGTCGGACACGTCGATGTTGGCGATGCGGACCACGTAGCGCCAGTCCTTCACGACCAGGCCGTTCTTCCACTGGTAGCGCGTCACAAGAGCCTGCATGCGTTCGCTTGAGGACGCAGTGGAGGCGCCAGCCGAGGAAGGCGTGTAGACGGTCTGCTCGCCGAGATCCTCGTGCATGAGGCCCGCGCTGCTGCCCTTCGGGAAGGGGCAGTAGACGGTGTTGTCGCCCCACACCACGAGGTAGACGCTCGTGTTGTCGGTGCTGGTGCCGCCGCCCTCGATGATGTTCTGGCCGATGCCCGAGCTGCCGGGAGCAGCCGAGTACCGCGCCGCGAGGCCGAGGAACGACTTCGGCTCGATGGCGGGGTTGCCGTAGAACAGCGTGGTCGCCTGCGTCTGGTTCATGGCCTCGAGGAAGGCCACGTCCTCGGACAGGCGGAACTGCGCCGTGTTGCCGTTGAGCATGGCGAGATCCTTGTCAACCTCGCTGCGGGCCTCGAGGATGCCGCAAGCCTCATCGACCTGCGCGGTCGTGGACTTGCTGTTCGGGATGCCCTGGTTGAGGGCGCGCCAGTAGACGGCCGGGAGGCCGGTGCGGATCACGACGCGCTCGCCGGTGGGCAGGTTGCCCTCCTTGAACACGCAGTCCTCGAGGATCTCGTTGGACTGCGAGAGGAGTTCGGCGATCACGGGGACGCGACCCTCGGGATCGGTGCGCTTCGCCCAATCGGCGAGCGTCAGGTTGCTGCTGGAAAGAACTGCCATTGTGGTGGCTCCTTTGTGTGTTGGTTAGGACTGACTGTACAGAGCATCGGCGAGGTCGTTGAACGAGCGGGGGCCGGCGGGCTTCGCCGCTCCCTTCGTTCCCGTAACCACCCGATCCTCACTGATTGCGAGTCCTGCCCGGTACATGAACCGGATGATCTCCGGGTGATTGCCCAGGCCGGACTCATTGAGCAGCGTGCGGAGTTCGGTGGTGCCGAACGCATCGAGCGCCTTCTTCGCGGTGGACAGGTTCTCCGACAGCTTCTCGCCGCCGAACTCCTTGTCCGTCTTGGACGTGTTCGCCCATTCCGTTCGGATCGCCTCGATCTGCGCCACCTGACGCTCGGCCATCTTGGGGGCCATAGCGTCAAGGACGCGCTGCGCCGCCTCCTGCGACAGGTTGAGTTCGCGGGCGACCTCGGAGTACGTGTTCAGCACCTCGGCGTCGAACTGCTTGCCTTCCGGTGCCTTGAACTCGTACTTCTCCGGCGCGGCCTGCGGCTTGGCTTCCGCCTTCGCCTCGGCTGCCGGCTGGTCGCTCGCGACGGTTTCCGCAGCGGCCGCCTTTGCGGCTTGCGGCTCCTGGGTCGCGTTCGGCTTCTGCCCGTCCCCGTAGAGCTTCTCCGCCGTCGCGGCGACGCCTTCAGGGGCCGAAGACGGCGGGGCAGCGTTAGTTGTCGTTGCCGCTGCTTCCACCATCGTTGGTTCGTTCATTCGTGTTCTCCTTCATCATCACGGGATACAGCTCGGGGCATTGCGAGTGGACGAGCGAGAGGAGCCGAAGCCCGTAGTTCCTGTTCCCTTCCGCGAAAGCCATTGCCATCGCGTTGGTGTTGAACGACGAGCGGAAGATCCCTGCCGTGTCCAGAAGCCGCCATACGACGCGACGGCCCCGCTTGTTGCCCATGAGCCACTTGACGTCGCCCTCCTCGTTCTCGCGGTCCAGTCGTTCGCGGAGGTCGCGCTGCGCCTTCGCCTTCTCCTGGCCCCGCAGGTCGAGCGGGTCATAGTTGCTCACGATGCCATCCTATCAAATGCGATGTTCCGCATTGCGAAGATCATGCGCCGTACAGCATCGTCGCCGCGGGGCCGAAGGTGTCAACGCGCCCGATCTCCATGTCGGTGATCTGGAACTCGACCTTCTGCTCGGTGCCTCCTGCGGTCTGCTCCGCGCCGGCCGACTTGACATAGGCGCGGGCCGTGATCGTCACCACGCTGCCGATGGCCGGCGGCGAGGTGATGCGAAGCTTCTCGAGTTCGTCCGACTCCAGCTCGAGACACAAGCCTTCCGGGTACATCGGCTCGTCCATCTCGACCTGTCCGGGCATCTCCTCCCGCTCCAGCGCACGCTTCATCGAAATCATCGCCATGCTGTTCCCTTTCAGAGTTCCACGGCTGACGGAGAACCGTAGCCGCTGAACATGTTCATCACGTCGGTCAGCGCGTTCTGCTGCCCGGTCGGCGCCGTCGCCATGTTCTTGACGGTCTGCGAGGTCTGCTGCATCGCGGCGACCTGCTCCTTCGCGGCCATCGCCTGGTTGCGCGCCTGCCGCAGCATGGCGACCTCCTTGTCGGCCACGATGAGCGACGGGTCCACGCCAAGCATGTCGGCGTAGACGTCCGCCCACTGGTCGCTGTCGAACTTGTCAAGGATGTCCGGCTTCATCTGTGCGATCTGGCCGAGGTTGCCGACGAACCTGTCAACGGCGTTCGTGCCGATGGCGCGCTGCGCCTGCGCCAGCATTGACACGAACTCGACGTTGAGATCCATGCCCTGCAACTCGACGGGGGCCGGCGGGATGACGCCGGCAAGGATCATGCGGTCGAAGGTGATGTCAATGAGCGGGTTCAGCAGCTCGTTGTGCAGGCGCTCGAGGACGGGGCCGAGCATGAGGAGCTTCTCCTCGTGGCGCTCGGCGACCTCCGTGGCGGTCATGCGCGCCTGCGGGGCCGACGCCAGCATCAGGAACAGGTCCGCGTAGAACGCGCCGCTGACGCGGCCACGGCAGTCTTGAATGTCGGCGAGGAGGTACGACAGGTTCAGGTTCACGTCGAACGCGGAACGGATGCCGTTGCCGGCGGGGTCCACGAATGTGATGCCACCGGGCATCGTCTCGACGTCCCGGTTCTTCATGGAGATCGGCACCTGGAGCGGCGGCTTGGTCTGGAAGTCGATGGCCTGCGCCTTGCGGAGCTGCTCGTGCTGGAGCTGCTTGACGTCGCCGAGCGCCTCCATGCCGGGGCTGTTGCCGTAGATGTCGCCGCCGACCACGGACCAGCGGGGGACGAGCGCGGGGAAGTAGTTGAACCCGCTCTCGCGCAGGAACTTGTCCTGCTCGCCGCCGACCTCGAAGTACCACGAACCCCACGGCATGTTCTTGCTGTCGCGCTTCTTGATGTCGCGGTCCATGCGCGGCTCGATGGCATGCACGACGGGAACCCACTGGTCGAGCGTCCCCGTGTCGTACATGTTCTGCACGGAGGTCGAGCAGTTGTCGTACCCGAACTCCTTGACGACCTGCGACACGGTCATCTCGAACTCGCGGTACAGCGTGCAGACGCGGCCCTGCGCGTCGGTCGAGATGCAGTATTCGCCTGCGGTCAGCGGGTAGTGGTGGATGACCTGGTTGAAGTCGGGCAGCACGATGCTCGAGGCCGTGCCGAACGCGCCGAGTTCCTCGTACATCAGGTGCAGGGAGCGGTAGGTGTTCGACTTCTGGAACACGCGCTGCATGCGCTTGGTGACGTCATCGAGCCACAGCTTGACGGGCTGGTACGAGTTGAGTTCCGGGTCGGGCGTGGCGAGTCGGAACCACTGCCGTGCGGGCGAGGTGGCGCCAGACATCAGGCCGGCGCCGAGCGTGCGGAGCGCACGGGTGCCGGTGTTGTCGTAGATGTTGTTGTGGCGGCGGTAACCGCGGTTCCGGTCCTCGCGGAAGTAGCGACCGTTGCGCGGGAGGAGGTAATTGCTAATCTCGGTCCAATGGGCTACCCAACTTGCCCTTTCAGACTTCAGTTGGCCCCAACGAGTGAACAACTTATCGCGTGTTGGCGCGGATTCATAGGATCGAGCATCACCCGTGTATTGGCTCATGCCATCACCTTCCTGCTGCGATTGCGCCGCTGTGTGACAGGATCAGCCCATCGGCAGTTTCCCGGCTCGTAGTTTCCATCTGGGTCAATTCTGTCGATTGACATACCAGGCGGACGATGACCCATGTCACCAACGAAAGCCTCAAATGATTCGCGCCATCGGCTGCAAATCGTGATCCCTCGACCACCATAATTGCGCCACGCGTGATGTTTTTGGTTGCAGCAACGCTGGACCATTGATTGCCACGTTCTGTATTCGCGGCTGTTTGTCATCGCGTGGGTGAGATTCAGATTTGAATACACGCGAGATGAGATTTCGCGGTGCAGGCATCCGCATGATTCCGTGATTCCATTCCGCAGGTAATAACCGCGAACATTCTTCGCTTTCCCACATTCACAAATACATGCCCATGTGGCTTCACCATTCGATGTTCCGGCGCGGTGCAGCACCTTCAATCGACCAAACTTCTGTCCGGTGATATCCAGTAATTGCGGCATGTCAGCCCCCCAAAAGGGTGGAACGTCCGAGCGCGAGATCCTGCGGGTTCACGCCGGTCGGCCCGGTGAGCATGGTGCTGGTCGGCCCTCCAGCGGTTTCCTGCGCCGCGGCCATGATTCCCTGCACGTTCGGTTCGCGTTGAGCCGCGCCGGCCATTGCCTGCTCGCTGCGTCGCTGCTGCATGGCGGCGCGCTTTGCCTGGTCGGTCTGTGCGCGCTGCTGCTCGCCCATTGCATCCTGCTGCGCCTTCTTTGCCTGCTCGCCGGACACGACGGAATACGCGGTTCCGGCAGCAGCAGTCGCAACCGCTGCGCCAATCAGTGCTTCAATGATGCCCATTCTTCAACTCCTTCATCATCCCGATGTCCGCGGGGGCGTACCCATGACGGGCCAACACGTCCGCGAACGATGTTCCGTGACGCGCACGCCACACGACATGCGCCGCTCCGCGATCAACAGATTCCCGTTCCGCAACGCGCATCAATCGTCCTGCAATGATGCCGCGCTTGTCCTTCCGCACGAACAACGCATCACTCGCGGCCATGATGATATCAGGGTTGTGCAGACATCCCGACACGATCATCGTGCAATAGCCGACCATCTCGCCATCCTCGATCGCGCCGACCATGAACATCACGCCAGCATCCACCAAGTGCTGGTACTTGTCCGCCGATGGGTTGAACGGGAATCCGAATCCCGTTTCTGCCCAATTCGCTTGCATAAGTTCACGAATCGACGGCATCCACTCCGAAGGGTTGACGATCCGGTATTCGATCACATGTCCTCGTAGGGGTCGTAGTCCTTCGGGCGCGGGTCAAGTCGCTCGCGCACCTCGCGTGGCAGCTGCTTCGCCACCGGGTACGCGAATGTCAACGCCAGCGCGTCGGCGATGTCCGGGCTGCCGCCGCCTTGCAGGCGCTTCTTGATCTCGTCCTTCGACTCCAGGCACCGCTTGCCGACCGCGTCGTACCAGTACGTCGGTGTTGACAGTTCGGTCAGGAGGTCGGTGCGTTCGGGCAGGACGCCGCCCATGTCGATCCAGTCCTTGACACCCCACCACATCTCGGCGCGCTTGTTGACGAACAGGTTCGGGTTCGACGCCTTGCCGCCGAACGGCACCTCGATGACGTCATACCCGAGCTGCCGCAGGCGGTCGATGACGCCCGCGCCTGCGCCGCTGTCAATGAACACGGCGTCCGGGTCGCGGTCCTCAATGACGTTGGCGACGGCAGCGGCGAGGCTCATGTTGTCAATCCCTGTGAACACCATCGGCGGCTCCATGCGGAGTCCCTGGCGCAGGACGATGACGCTGCGGTCATCCCCGAACCGGGCCGGGTCCACGCCGATGACGAGCGGGAACTCGATGACGTCGCCGTCAGCGATCTTGCGCTCGCTCGCGGCGGTCGCGTCGGTGAGGCTGATGAGCTGATCCTCGCCGGCGGCGGCGAAGTCGCAGAGGTACTCGCGTGCGAACGCCTGCTCGGGCATGTCGCGCTTCAGGCGTGCAACCTCGTCCTCGTCCAAGGCGTCGGTGTCGTGGACGGTGTAGCGGGCGGCCCACCAATCCGGGAGGCTCGAGGCGCGGTAGAACAGCTCGCTGAACAGGTTGAGGCCGTTCGGCGTCCCGATGAACAGCGCCCACCCCTTGCGGTCGGAGAGGGCAGGCTGGAGGATGTCGTTCCAGACCTCGGGCTTGATCTGGGCGACCTCGTCAATGACGCAGCCGTCGAGGCGCACGCCGCGGAGGGCGTCGGGGTTGTCGCCGCCGAACAGGCGGATCTGCGCCCCGTTGTGCTTGAACGTGATGGACAAGTCGGCCTCGTTGACATCTACCCCGCCGGCGACGATGAGGTCGTTTATCTTCTGCTTCAGGCGCAGCCACGCGATGGCCTTGGCCTGCTTCAGGAACGGCGCGACGTACACGAAGAACGGCAACGTGTGCTTGCACCCTGCCGCCCCGTGGATGAGCTGCATGATGGCGAGTTCCGTCTTGCCGGCGCGGCGGTGGAGCGCGAGGACGGTGAACCGCCGCTTGCGCTGGTGGCATTCGCTCTGCCACGGGCGCGGGCGGTAGGCGACCTCAATCTCCTTGGGGATCAGGGACATTGGTCTTGAGGACGATGTTGACACCGCCGGAATGGTCAAGTTGCTGGCGGTCGCCGTACTTGCGCGGGTTCCACTTCGCAAGGAGCTTCAGGATGGTGTCAACCTGCAACCTGCGCTGGGTCACCTCGACTTGGTCGTTGCACGGATCGAACGCGATCCGCAACGCCTTGTCCGCGAGTTCGTCATATCCGTCCTCGCGTGCGCGTGCGATGCGTCTAGCAAACTCGTCATCTTTGTCCATCCACGCATACACCGCCTGAAACACCGGGTGTCCTGGCTGTCGGCACCATTCCCGGAGGGGCTTGCCATCAGAGATCCATGCCACCAGGCTGTCGGCGTGGTGCGCCGGGACGGGTTCCGGTGGGCGTCCGGGCTTGCGCTTCACTTCCTGCGTCGCTTCGCCGCCTTGGCCTTGTCGGCCCTGACGAACTTCTTCGCCACGGACATGGGGACGCCGACCTTGTTTGCGAAGGCGCGATTGTGTGCGGCGGCCTGCATCAGGCGCTTCTGCGCCGGCGACTTGCTGGGCATGCTTCTTGCCTTTCGGTGAGCGTGAGTTCGAGTCCTGCTGCATGTGCGATCTTCAGGATGGAGTCGAACGCCGGCTTTCGGCGCCCGATGCTGGGTGCTTTGGAGAGGAGGCAGCGGACGGTGTGTGCGCGGAGTTCGCCGTCCTGCTCAAGTTGGCGCGCAAGCGCAGAGCGCGTGAGGCCCGCGCCAGTGACTCGCCGGGTAATGGCTTCCTTGAAGTCATCGTACGACCTGATATTCATTCGCTGGAGTATACGCTAATCGTTCGTGACTTCCTTGCCGAAGTCCTCGGAAGTGGCGGCCCAGATGATCCTGGGCCACCCGATGAGCTTGCATCCTTCGATGTCGGCTTCGATGCGGTCGGTGACGAAGGCGCGTGCCTCGGCCATTGACATTGACTCTTGATCGCGGAGTCGTGCGGCGATCATGTCGCCGGAGTAGATGGCGACGGGGATTCCCGTTTCGCCCGGTCGCGGGTACATGACGCCGAGGAGCGTGTCCTCGAGGTTGGCGAGGAGTACGGGATGTTGGCAAGATTTCTTCCCGCGCTTCGCCATGTGGGTGAGTCTACAAAGCACGAACCCATAGGCATTTTTTTGCCTACGGGTCCGGGTTAGTGACGTTGGATCGTTCAGCGCGGTTCGCGTTCCGGGTCTGGCGGGTTGTGCTGCGTCTGCGCGATCACCCAATTCCTGAAATCGTCGTACAGCCGGCGCAGGTAACTGCGTTCATCGGACCATTCCTTGGTGTCAAAGTCCTCGACCTTGTCGTGCCACTTCTGCATGAGCGTCTTGGAATGCACGACCGCGTCGTTGACGGCTTCGTGCTGTGTGACTTCGAGGACGATTCGGAACTGCGGAGTCCCGTCCTTGTCAACGCCGTGCCACCACCAGTACTCGTTCTCCTCCGGGTCCATCAATTCGATGTGAGGGGCCATGCGTTCGGGGAGGATCTCGACGCGAACGCCGAACTCGAGCGTGTCGCACTCAATCGCGCCCATGCACGAGTTCCAGCGGAACGCGACGGTCCCGGGCCACTTGGCGTTCCATGTGTCAATCAGCAGCTC